GACCTCCCGCAGGTCGCCATCCACCCACGCATCGGTGTTGGCCAGATAGAGCTCCCCGTGCTTTTGCGCCCCCGCCGCTCGCCATTCAGCTGCAACCCGACGCGCCGTCTCGGCATCGAAGCCGAAGGCCGCAAGCCGCGTAATCTCATCGGCCGACGCACGCCCCTCTGCCACCTTGAGCGAAAGCTCGATCATGTCGCTCTGCAGCAGGGCGCCGGCAAAGCGCTGCGCCCACTGCGTCCACGGCGCCATGAGGTTCAGAAACATCATCATCTCGGCGCCGGACTTGGCGTAACGCTCGAGCAGAGTGTGGTCCGCACCAATGCTCGCCATGTCGTAGAACGCTCGCGACCGCCCAAGCGTCACCAGCTCCAACGCCGCACCGGCCTTGGCCGCCTCATCACCGCCAAGCCGGAACCCTTCGGCATTTCGGGTGAGGCTCTCCATCACCGACCTCAGGGTGCGCCAGAACCCCGCTGCCATCACCACACGGCCAAGGTCGGCAATCTGCGCCTTCAGGCCGGCACCCATCTGCGTGAGAATGGCGTTGTTGATGAGAAAGCGCACTGCGCGCACCGAATACGCATCGGGGTCCTCGGGAATACGGAAGGTGCCCAGCACCCTGTCCCGCAGGTCGCGCGTCGCTTGCGTGACGGCCTGGAGCTCATCAATCGAGCCGCCTTCGCCACGCGCTACCGCTTTCAGCATCTCGATCTGGTTGGCATAGATCCGCCCCAGCATGGACGGATCGCCAAACTTCCGGCCCATCGCCACCGCCGCCCCCATGCGACGGGCGTATTCGGCAGCACCTGCGCGCTGACTCAGATCCAGGAAGTCATGAATGACCTCTGTCGGCACGTCGATGGTGCGCTCGCGCGCATGACCAGGCCGCTGCCAGTCATTCCACTCGCTGTATTCCCTTCGGTCGGGCCGCAGGATCTGGTTGAGAAGACCGCTCAGATCGTCCTCAGACCCGCCAACCTGCCGGCCGGGCACTTCCGCGGACCTCAGAACCTGCTCGACCAGCCGCCCGATACTTTCATCGGGCGTGCGCTTGATCTGCTTCCCAAGCAAGGAGGCAAGCTCGATGCGCAGGCGGGAGGGCTCGGTCCGCGCAACCCGTTCGTGCAGCTCCTTGGTCAGGTCCGCCGCCAACCCGCTGGCCAGCTGCGGATCCATCCCGCGATCGATCATGGCCCGGCGGACGACCCGCTCGACCGTGTGCCCGATGCCATCGCCCAGCAGATGCGAAATGGCGACCTCGGCACGAATCTCCGGCGGGGCCCAATCGTGCATTTCCTGTTCTGCTGCCCAGATCCGGGCGATGCGTTCGACCAGCTCATCCCGCCGCGCGCGCACCTCGCTTCGGATCCAATTCTGCGGCGCATAGGGCTGCGCCCGCTCTTTCATCTCGGAAAGCAGCTTGCCCCGCTCCAGGAGATAACTCTGATGGCTGCGGATCTCGCGCTCGATCCGCAGCCACTCGGCCATGACCGGATCTTCCTGCGCTTTCCGATGCGCCCGCTCCGTCCACTCACGGGCAATTTTCTGCGCCTCCGAAAGCTCGGCCGAAATTTCCTTCCGGTTGCGAATGGCCTCGGCCAATTGCATCCGCGCCGCCTTGGACGGATCGGCCTGGAAACGCTCCCGGCTTTCGCGAAGAAACTCGAACGCGACATCCAGCTTGTGCCAAAGCGCCGGAATCCGCTCATAGGCCTCCTGGGCCGCCCGCAGCTCTTCGTCCGTGGCACCCATGCGCGCGGCGATCTCGCGCCGCACGTCCTCGAGCTGGCGCTGCAGCATGATGCTGAGCCGATCCAGCGCGGCTTCGGATTCGGCCCGATACCGCGCGCTCAGCAGCACACCCGCCGCCGCCGCCTCACGCTCGAAAGGCTCATAGAAGTTCTCGCGCCAGAACCGCGCGGCCTCGAGCACCTCCGGGATCTCGTGCCTGTTCGTCGCAATCGCCAAGCCCACCTGCTGGTCGAACTCGGCGAAGGAAAGCACCCCTTCCGGCCGGCCGCGGAAGAGGGCGTCGCGCAACTCCTCGACGCGCGTGCGGAACGGCCCCGCCTTCTTCGGGTCCCAGCCGCGATAGCGGAAATACATCTCCGCCTGGAACCGCTCCGCTGCCGCATACCGCCAGTTCGCCTGGGCCGCGAGCGCTTCGACACTCGCCGTCTCGGTGGCGTATCCCGCCACATTGCCGCGGATGCGCAGCCCGGGAATCTGGACGATCTGGTCCGCAAGCCGGGCGATCATGTTGCCCACGCGGCCCCGGAACGTGTTGTTCTTGAGCCGGTAATACGGCATTTCCATGGTCCGCATCCGCTCGAGACGGATGCCCGTTGCCGCGAGGCGGTCGCTTTCCTCAGGCCCTTCCTTCGGCGCGGCAGCCTCGCCTTCGGGCGGCTTTGGCGGCTCGGGCCGCGGCTCCTCGGGCGGCGGCGCGGCCGGCTCGCCCTCCGCAGGCGCGGCCGGGCGAGAATCTTCCTCCCCGGCCGTCGGCTCAGGCGGCCGTCTGACAGGCGGCGTCTCGCCTGCCCGCACGCCAAGATTCCGTTCGATGAGCGCGCCGCGCACCTGCAAAAAGCTGCGCCGCGTCTTGGCAATCTCCTTTTCCACTTCGCGGAGAAGCGCAGCATCCTTGGAATCCGGCGCTCTCTCGGCACCAGGGAGGAGAAGATCGCGCGCTTTCTCGAGGTCCCGCAGCGCCCTCTCGAAGATCCCCGCGTATTCTCTCAGCTGGTCCAGCGGCAGCTGGCGGTAATACGAAACCAGCGCCCGATCGTCGAAGTGCTGGCTTTCAAGCAGCTCCTGCCAGGCCCGGAACTCCTCGCTGTTGAGGAGCTCCTCTTGCGGAGTGCCCTTCAATGCCTCAGGTGGCGTCTCCTCGCCGCGAAGCAACGGCTCCTTCGGCTCATCGGTTTCGGCGCGAAGCAGCTGCTTCTCCGCTTCCGGCATCCGCGGCTCATGGCGCTCGAAACTCGCTGGGTGGCGCCAAATCTCGCCCCGCTCCTTGAGCTTTTCCTGCGCCATGCGCACGCGCGCCGCGCCCATGACCTCAAGCCGCCGGAGATCGAGCTTCTCGATGTCGTCATAAAGCTCGAAGATCTCCTCAAGGACCGTCCGCGCCAGCGGCTCCGGCAACCCACCTCGCTCATGCAGATCAAGGAGCTCTTCCAGCTGACGCTCAAGCTTCCCCGCCTGCTCGGCCAGGAAGCTGGCGCGCTTGACCAGCTCGTCCGAGCTTCGCGACATGTAATCCTTGACCCGGGCAATCTCCTCCGGCTCTTGCCTGCGAACCAGAGCGCGGAAGGCAGCAAGGTCTGGTCCGCCCAGCAGCTTGGCGCGCTCGATCGAAAAGAGGTTCCAGAGGTCAAGCCCCGCGAAATCGTTTTCGGCCCTCATGGCCTCGTGGATCTCGCGGGGAGTCCACTGCTCAGCGGTCCAGACCTCCGAAAGCCATTTCGGCCAATCCTGCTCGAAGGACGTGCGTTCCTCGGCTGGCCGCTCCTCAGGCCGAGGCTCTTCCGCCTCGGCCTGCCGCGGCGGCTCGGGTTCGGCCGACGGCGGCTGCTTCGGGCCCTCGGGCTCGGCCTGCGGCTCAAGCCGAGCCAGCGCTCGCTCCATGAGCGCACCCCGCGCGGCGTTGGCAAGCTCTGCCGCCCGACCGGCTTCGGCCGAGAGACGCGTTTGCTCCTCCACAAACTTTTGCATCTCGCTCAGGCTCAGCCGGTCGAAGTCAGTGCTGCTGTCGCGTTCGTTGAACTCCCGGTCCAGCCGCTCGGCACGCCGCTCCAGCCGCTTTGCCTCCTGGCGAAGCTCGGCCTTGCTCATATTCCGGAAGCGCTCGACGATCTGTCGATTTTCCGGGTCCGCGCTCCTCTGGAGCCTCTGCCACGCTGCAAAGGCCTCGCTTTCGCGAATCCGCTGCGCTGGCGAAGGCTTCTCGCGCCGCGGCGCCGGCCGCTCCTCGGCCGGTGGCGCCTGGCCGCCCGTCTCGGCGTCCTGAGGCGGAGGCTCGGTAGGCGCCCTTCCTGCCTGCTCAGGCGGCGGGGTCTGCTCCGGAGCCTTGGGCTCGACGCGCACCCCGAGCCTCGCAAGCGCGCGTTCCATGAGCGCGCCACGCGCGGCATTCGCGGCCTCTTCCGCTTCCCTCAGCCGGCCGAGGAAATCGAGCTGCTCCTCAAGCCAGCGGTTGAGCTCGCTTTGGCTTGCGGCCTCAAAATCGAGACGGCGCTGAAGCTCATTGAACTCTTCGCGCAAGCGCTGGACGCGCCGCTCGAGCCGCCGCACTTCCTGCCGCAGCTCGGCCCTGCTCATCGCCCGGTAGCGTTCGACCTGCGCGCGCGCCTCGGGGAGCTTGCTCGCCAGCAGCCGAAGCCACGCGGCAAAGGCCTCGCTCTGCTGCATCTTCTGGATGACGAACTCCGGGCCGTCCTCCGGCGTCAGGCGCCGCAGGTAGGCCGGGCCTTCTGGCGCATTGGCCCGCATCGCCGCCGTCAAGGCCTCTTCGGCCTCGCGCAGACGGCGGAAGGCGTCTTCCATCTCCCTTCGCAGATTCTCGACCTGCTCGCGCAGGGCCGCGTGCTCCGGGGTGCCTTCGGCCGTGAGGGAAAGCCGCGCTCTTGCTCGATCGTGTTGCTCGAAGAGCGCGTCCGCTTGTTCGCGCGCCTCGGCAACCCGTGCTCGCAGCTGCTCGATATCGGCCGCCGTAGGCTGGGGCGGAGGCGGGGGCGGGGGCGGCGCTTCCTCCGCCGGCCGCGCAGGCGGTTCGGCCTCCGGCGGACGGCCGACATCCTCGGCCGGGGCGGTAAACCGCCCGATGCTGTTGACACGGACCCAGTCGCCCTCCGGCACGCGCACTTCCAGGCCGTCCGCCTCCAGCGAGGGGCCCGGCTCCGGCGGCGCCTCAGGCGGCCGCTGCGCTTCGGCTTCCGGCGGCCGTTCCGGCGCCTCCGCCGGCCGCTCCGGCGCCTCTGGCGGCCGCTCCGGCGCTTCCGCAGGACGCGGCCGCGCCGTTGCGCCGGGCGTCCGCTGCCCGTCCTGCGCGTCCGCCGCACGCGCGAAATCCCGCGCCAGCCGTTCGAGCGACCGGCCGCTGACCAGCCCGGCAAAGCCGCCCAGCACGAGACCAAAGAGCGCAGAAAGCGCCACGTCCCCGGCAAGGTCGGGCTGCAGGCTGGCCGGCAATTGCTGCTGCGCGAGCATATTCTCGCCGCCCGCCACCACGACGTTCAGCGCTGCCATCCGGCTCCCGGCCTGCGCGGCACGGCCCAGACGCGACGTCGCCGTCAGCGGCCCCACCCCTATGGGAAGCAGAAGCAGGTTCTCCGGCGTGAGCATGCCGGCGATGAACTGCCCGAGAACCCCAGCTTGCTCGAGATCCCGCGCCCGCTGCCGCATGCCGTCAATGCGGCGCTTGATAAACGCAGTCTCCTCCGGACTCTGACTGTCCCGGAAGAGATGCAGGCTATCCTCGTAGCCCTTGAGCTCCTCCGGATCGGCATAGGGGTTGTATCCCGGCACCGGAGCCGGAGCATAGGCGCCGAAGGCGCGCAGCCGCTGCACCGCCTCCTCGGCCGAGCGGGCAAGCCCGCTCTGCTGCATGATCCCGTCGAAAAAATTCTCGAGATAGCTACGGGTCTCGGTCTCCGGCAGGCGGAAGATCCGCGTGCCCTCCGCCCAGGACGGCAGCCTATCGCTCATGGCGCCATCCCCCCGAACGCCGGCAACTCGCCCTCCATGCGGTTGCGCTCCTCACGCGACGCTCGCTGGCGTTCGAGCTCGGCGTTCCGCCAGCGCGCCTGATGGCGCAGCGCTTCGGCCTGCAGCGGCACGCGCACGGGCGCGGCGGTGCGAACCCCGTCCGGCCCCATGGCCCCCAGGTAGTTGATGACGCCAGGCGCAACCGGGCCCCAGATTTCGTAGAGCCGCGCCGAGACCGGCCCGACGCCTTCGACCTCCACGACCTCGAATTGATCGGTCGGCCGCAAGAACGCGGTTTCGCCCAGCACCCAACGCCGGCGTTCGGCTTCCGGCACCCCGTGCCGGCGAAGGACGTCCTGGACCATCTGCTCCTGCCACCGCGCGCTGACCTCTCCCCCGCGCCCGTAGGGAGCGACGAAATGCTCGGGCGGGTTGCGCACCCAGCGGCGCGCGCCGCCGAAGAGCGCATCCTGGACCCCGGCGAAGATCCCTTGCGGCAGCGCCAAGGCCCCGCCGACCGGCAGGCCGTAGCGGGAGAGACCCCACTCCCCGCTTTGGACCAGCTCCCGCAGCGCCTGCCGGGCCGCGACCTGCCGGTCGGGAATGATGGCCATCAGGGACAGCAAACGCGCGTTGAACTGCCGCTCCATCTCGGGCGGAATGGTCGTGATCCACCCGGAGGGCGCCAGAATGCCCTCGATGTTGCGGCCAAGCCAGGAGCCTGCGTGCTCGCGCAACGCCCCTTCCAGGAGCTCGCGCAAAGCTTGGCGCTGCTCCTGCTCGGTCGGCCCCAGCTGCTGCAGGATCTCCTGCGTAAGCTGCGGATCCGCACGGGCAATGCGGCGGGATTGCTCGATCAGCGGCTGCACCCTCTGTTCGAAGCCCTCCGCCGGGATGCTCGCCAGCTGCTCCGCAACTCCTGCAAAGGCGGTTCGGCTTCTTTCGTCCATCTGCGCATGATAGACGCGCCGCGCCTGTGGCTCCGACTCCAGGGCGCGATGCAGCGCCGCGGCAGCGGCATAGGCGCGCGGATCGCCGCTCTGCAACGCACCGAGCATGAAGCCCACCACCTGCTCCGGCAGGACGCCAGCCCGGGCGGCCTGGACAATCCTGAGCTGCGCAGCCGGATCGGTGAACGGAATCTGCTGGTTCGGGCCGCGAATCCACTCGAGCGCAATCTCCTGATACTCGCGCGAGTTCTCGACCTGCGGCCCCTGCTGCTCGCCGGGCAACATCGCCGCAGCAAAGCGACGCCACCTCTCCGCCCGCTGCCGCAGCTCGCGCAGGGCTTGCTCGCGATCGCGAACGAAAAGCTCGAGGATCTCCTTTTGGGCAGCAAGCGGCAGGCTGGAAATACGAGACAGAAGCTGCGCCGTATCGCCTGTCGCCGGTGTCTCGGGAGAGACGCCCAGCGCCTCGAGCGCGCGCCCAAGCCGATACCGCATCACTGCTTCCTGCGCCGCCTCGGATACCGCTGCGCGGTCGCGCTCCCTGGCTTGGCGCGCCACATCGGCACCCCAGTCCGCGCCGATGAGATCGCCAAGGCGCTTCAGCTCCTCCTCGATCTGCTGCCGCCGCGTCAGCGCGTCGGGCGGCAAGGTCCCGTCCGGCCGCCGCTGCTGCTCGAGCAACTCGAGCTCATATCGCCGTTGCGCCCTCACCTGCTCAGCCGCCAACCGCAGCCGCGCCTCCTGCCAGTTCACTTCCTGCCGGTGCTCGCGTATCAGGGCGTCGGCATATTGGGCGAGCGCCCTCCGTTCCTCTTGGGTGAGGACAGACCATTCCTCGCGCCATCCGGGCGAGCCCGGCCCGCTGCGCAGAGCCTCGACCAGCCGGCCAGCCTCCACCGAATCCAGCGTGCCGTTCGGCCCGCTGCCAGCTCCCGGCATCAGGTTGGCGATATACCGCTGCGTCTCGTCCGGCAGCGGGCGGCCGGTGCGCAGATGCTCATCCACCCGCCCGGGCCCGGCATTGTAGGCCGCGAGCGCGAGACGGTAGTCCCCGCCATACCGGTCGAGAAGAGCGCGCAGGTAACGCGCCGCCCACGGAATCGCTCGCTCGGGCTTGTTCCGGTCCTCCTCGGGCAGAGGCTCGAGCCCGAAACCCGGACTGCGCGCCGTGCCCGGCATGATCTGCGCCGGGCCCAACGCGCCCGCTCGGCTCAGGGCATTGGCGTCGCCACCGCTCTCGAGGCCAATGAGCTCCCGCAGCAGGCGCTCGGGCAGTCCCGTCTGGCGCGCTGCATCGGCAATGATCGGCCGCCATTCCTCGGGCAGTCGCGACCCGAACCGCTCGGGGCCGTCGCCAAGCAGCAAGGCGATGCCGCCGAACCGCACCTGCCGCTGCAACTGGGCCTGCAGGGGCCCGAGCACCGTCAGGCGACGCTCTCGCTCCGCCGCCTCGCCGCGATCCCAGACCGGCCCAGTGTCCTGGGCAAGCTTCGCCCGAATGCTGTTGAGGACCGGCGTCGGATCCCGGCCCTGCAACACGAGGTCATAGGCGTCGCGGTAGAGCTGCTCCAAAGCCTGGTCGGCGAGCCTGCGCGCTTCCTCGCGGTCGCGCGTGGCCTTCTGGGTCATCAGCCGGCCGTAGTGCTGGCCAATCAGCCGCCCGATGCCCTGGTCGACTTCCACCCGAAGCTCCGGCGGCAGCGCGGCCACCGTGCCCTGGCGCCACCGCTCCGCCGCCTGCCGGAATGCTTCGGGGTCGTTCAGATGCTGGTTGTGCAGCTGCTGCAGCGACCGCTGGCTATCGAGCAGGAACTCCGAAGCGTAACGGCTGGTCAGGATTTCCCGACGCCGCTGCTCGGCAATTCGTTCGAAGGGCCCGCGCGAAAGGTCGGGGACGATGATACGGCCGTTTTCGTCCCGCTGGATCGGCTCGGCCGCGGCCGCGAGCTCGCCACTCACGCGCGCCTGCTCGACCCTCTCCTGCTCCAACGCCCGGGCGATCGGGTCGAGGACGCCCGCGATCTGGCCCTGCTCGCTCACCGCACGCCGAGCAACTTCGACGCTGCGGCCGAAATCCATCACCCCCGCGCTGCGGGGGAGAACCAGCCGCTCCTCGCGCGGCAGCCCGCCTCGACTTTCGCTCATCAGACCGGCCCCATCGCCCGGCCGGTGCGCGGCTCAATCCGCGCCCGCTGCTCGGCCGTAAGGTTGCGATACATGCTCTGCGTGTTGTCGACCGTCCCACCCGGATCGAGGGCCGGCCAAGTGCGATAGACGGAAAGGGCCGAGCCCAGCAACGTCGCCGCCGGGCGAATCCAGGCCGTGCGACTCAGAACGGAAAACGCGTCCTCTTCCATCTCCGCCGCTCGGCCGGCCAGCATCAGCTGCCTCTGCCGCGCCGCCCCCAGCAGGCGAATGGCGGAAACATCCGCCATCACCTGCCGGCGGTTTTCGCCAAGCAGCGTGCCGATCGAGCCCGAAGCGTCCGGATCCAGCCCGAAGGCAGCCGTCGCCGCGCGGAGGCTGCTCTCGGTCAGCTGCGCCCGCCGCTGACGCTCGACTTCCTCAGTCTGCGCCTGCACCGCCAACGTATCGCGTTCGATGGCCAGCTGCTCCCGCCGCAGCGCGGCCATACGCTGCCCAAGCTGCGCCTGCGTTCTCGCCGCGGAATATTGCATCCCGGCCTGCAGGGCCGAGGTCGCCACGGTCGCAACGGAAAGAGCCACTGCCCACGTCATACCGGCACCACCACCACCCGCTTGAGGGCCAGAACCCCGACCGGCATCGGCACCTCCCGGTCGATGCGACGCGTCAGCTGCGCCCCTTCGTTGGGCCGCGCAAAGCCCAAATGCCGCGTCATCCACCACCCATCCCAGGCGGCAGGCGGGGCGCCAGGCGTGAAACCGTCGTTCAGGAGCGTCAGCGCCTGACCACCCACCCGCGCCGAACGCGCGCGATACAGCCGCAGATGGGTCTCGAGAACCCGCTGCGTCCGCTGCTGCAGCGTCCCATCCGGCAGGTCGATGACCGGCGGCAAAGGATCGATCCACCAGTCAAACGCAAGGCCGAGCTCCACGGTCTGCCCGTCCTCTACCCCACCCAGCTCCGGCCGCTGGCGCGGGAGGATCAGCGCCCCGCCGGCACCGGCCTCGGCCCCGCCCAGGTAGTCATCCCCGATCCGCCCATGCACCTCGAACCCTACAAGGTGCGGCGCCGCCAGATCGGGCGTCACGTCCTCGATGGTCGCATCGAAGGCCAGCGCTGCATCGAATTGCTCGAGCCGCACCGTGCCGGCGCGTTCGACCGCCACGAAAACGCGCCCGCCCGCAACACCCACGGCACGAAACGCGCCCTGCGTGGTCCATTCGCACCAGGCGCCAATCTTTTCCACCCGCACACTGTGGAAGAGCGCAATCTTTCCGGCGGAATTGACGAAGAAGGCGTATTGCTCCGGCCGATCCTGGGCGCCCGAGAGATAGGCCGCATCCACAATCTCGCCGATCACGTCCGTGGCTGGCAGGCTTACAGGCTCGGCCGTGAGGTTGTCCGCCTCCGCCGTGTAGGCAAGGTCGCGCACCGCCCGCCCGCGGCCCTGGACGAAGAGCACGCCGCCGTCGAATGCGCCCGGGCGCACATCGCCGGTGCCGAACGGCGCCACATGCCGAATCCGCGCCGTCGTCGGGGTGATCGGCCGCGTCTCCTGCTCGGGCACGAAAAACACCCCCGCCTCGCTGAAGAACGTCAGCTGCGGGCCGGAAACCGAATGCTGAATGGTCCGCACCCGCGTCGCGCCGAGCGCCATGGCAATCGCATCGCCATCGGCCGCGGTGCCCAGATCGAAGTTCCACCACTGGCCGACCCGGCTCATCCAGATCGCATCCCCGGCATCGCGCGAGCCGCCAAAGACCAGGCGCTGCTGATGCAGGCAGACAGAACGCGGCCAGCCACGCACCAGCGAGAATGCCGCTTCCTCCCACAACGTTGTCGCCACCCCATCCGGCGGCGCCGACCCGTCCCAGGTCACCGTGCACTGGGTGCCGCTGTTGACCGTGCCGATTGTGCCGTAGCGGTAGACCGACGCATTGGCATCCCAAACGCGGATGGCCGTGCCGGCATGCCCGCTCTGAAGCCAAGCCCCGGAAAAGTTCAGCACCCCGCCGGCCGCATTCCAGGTCGCCGTGATGTTGTTGGGCGCGTAGCGAAACAGGGGAGTGCCGCGCGCGCCATCGAACGTCAGCTGCTCGAGCGACCAGCTCGAAGCCCCTACACGGCGGATGATATGCGGCCGCATATCAGGGTGGACCACCCACATGAGATCACCACCCTGGGCGAAGCGTAGGCCGCGCAGCTGAGCTGACGTCCACGGGCACCCGGTCAGGGCCCCCGCCGGAGCTCCGTCGCTGGCAAAGAAAAACCGCACCTCCCCGCCGAGAAACACGGCCAGATAGCTCTGCTCCAGGGAGAAGGCGAACTCCTCCAGCACGGGAATCTCGGGCAGCGTGCCGAGATGGCGAGTGCCCCATCGCGAGATCACGCCGCCCGTGACCAGCGGCAGGCAATTGATCAACGCTGCTGCGCCGTTCCGATAGAGCGCCGTCTCGTGACGCGCACGCGCCGTCTCGTCGAGCGTGCCGGCAACAAAGCTTGTCTGCGAGATATGGGTCTTCATTGCCTGCGCTTCGCCTGGAAGCGGCCGACCGGCAGCTGCCGCACCGGCCGTTCGGACGCATTCTGATACCGCGCCAAGGCCAATTCGCGCTCCGAAAGCTGCAGCATGGCGGCCTGCAGCTTGGCGTCGTCGCGAATGGGAATGGCGAACTCGGCCGCCAGCCGATAGACGACCGCTTGGCGAAACGCGGGGCTCCAGCGGATTTCATCCACCCGCCCGTGGTATTCGAGCTCGACCTGCTGCGTGGGCTCCGCATCGAGCCAGATCGCCGTCTCGGTCGGCTCCCATCCGCGCGCGACCACCCCGTCCACGAAGGGCGCCACGATGCGAAGAACCCCGACCGGCATGGCATAGGCGGCCGAGTAGCCGGTGGACGGCGAAGGCGGCGTGGCCAGGCGGGCGAGAGTTTCGATCCGGCGGTTGAACCGCCACGGATGAGAGGCGAGCAGCAGATCGACCGTCGGCTGGTAGCGCGCGTTGGCCACCACCTGGGCAGCGGACGACCCCTCGAAGCTTTCGATCGGGTTTTCCCCGATCAGAACCAGAGCTTCCGAGCAGATCTTGATGGCGTCTGCCTGCGCCATGCCAGCCCCCCGATTACGCCGCGATCACCTATCGCAATATTGCCACGAGAATTGCCATGCACGAATAGAGTCGTCAAAGTCCAAAAAGAACAAGGCGGGCAAAAGCCCGCCTTGCCTTCCCTCCCCCTGCCATGGGCAGCCAGGTCAGGTCGTCTGGATCTGCGCAATCGTAACCCCGCTCGGGGCGCTGGCCGTCACGATGTAGGCGCGAAGCTGCGGCGTCGCCCCCATGTTGAGCGAAGCGAGGATGATATCCCCTGCGTTCAGGCGCTGGTGGACCGCATTGAAATACCCCGCGCCGGTGACGGTCGCATGGGTATCGTCGGAAACATACAGGTGAAGCTTCCGCCGATGCCCGCCGGCTCCGTTCGGCCGCGTCGACCCGAAAGCGATTGCGGTGAGGCTGTTTGGAGTGAGCGGCATCTCTATGCCTCCTCAGTTGGCGTAACGACGCGCAACGACGCCGAGGCTTTCGATGATACAGGCGCCCATGCGCATCTTACCCATGATGAACGTCGCGTCGTAGTCAGGAAGCCTGGAGACCTCACTCGTGATCTCCTGCCCCACAGCGATGGCGCCCGCGTTGCTGTTCCACCAGAGATTCAGCCGCGAGCCCGAGGAATGCACCGGCAGCCGGGAATACGGCGCGTAGGCAAACCCGAACCACATCTTCGGGCGCTGGCCCTCCACCGTCAGCTGCGGATCACCACCATAGTCGGCGTTGATGAAGGTGTTCAGCGAAAGCGCATCATTCCACGCCCTCCAGGTGATGAGCGCATGCATCTGGCCGCCGGCCATGGCCTCGTTGTTCCCGAAGGTCTGCAGGATGAAACGAGGCACTGCGTCCGAGGACCAGGTGTCGTCGGTGGTGAGGTTGTTGGCCGGGTTGGTCGTCTGCGCCAGCGCCTGCAGCGCGATGTCGTCCTCGGTGCGCGCGAGCGACATGGTGATCGCACGCTGCACCGCCGTCTTTTCGTCGACGTTGGTCTTGAGCTCGTCGAGACTGTCGATCATGTCGGCGCCGTAGTAGTCGGCGAGGTCGCACTGGACCCGATCGCGCACGATGTCGAGCAGCGGGACCTTGCCGTTCCGGCTCTTCGGCTGCGCCGCCGGAGCGAGGCCGATCTTCGGGAAGTGCGTGCGCGTTCCGATGACGCCTGTCTTGCGCCGAAGGCGGCCGCGCATCACGCCGCCCATGTTCTGGAACGCCTCGAAAAGCTCGGCTTCGAATTGCTGGATGAAGATATTGTCAGAGGTCGAAGACATTCTCGCCCTTCGCGGTTGCGAATGACGCCACGGCTTGTCCCCCGCGCACCAGCGCCGGCTTGTCCGTCACGGGGCCGGCCGGCCGCACGGCGGGGCCAAGGGCCCTATATCCGATCGCGAGAATCCTGGCTACGCACAGATGTGCAAAATCATCAAATTGTAGGTCGGTGAATGGTGCGGGGAATCGTCCCGCCCGCCTTGAGGAACTCATACACCGCCCGCCGCAGCGGCTCGCCCTTGATCGGATCGTTGTAGTCGGGGTGGCGAATGAGCTCCCGCGCCTTCTCGCCCGTCATCGGCTGCTCGCCCATCCCGGGCAGCCCGGCAGGGATGGGGGAGGCCGTCGGCCCCATGGCCTTGCGCATCAGGGTCTCGAGCGCCAGCACGAAATCGGCGTTCGTCGCCGCCTGCATCACCGCCCTATACTGCTCCTCCGGGAGCTGACGCGCGAGCCACATATCCACGGCCGCAATCCGCTGCTCCGCCCCTTCGCCAATGCGCTGCCGCTCGGCATCCAGATCCGGCGCCTGCGCTACCTGCCAGCGCACAAAGGCGCCGATCAGCCGCTGCCACTGTTCCGGCTTGGCCCCAAGCTCATGCAGGACCTTCCGCGCCTCGTTGAGCAGCGGGTCGTTGGCATCGGGAACCCGCACCTCGAACCCATCGGGCACAAGCTCGGCGGGGATCTCAAAGCTGTAGCCCTCGGGCGACTCCGGCACGCCCTTGCGAAGCTCCCGCAGAAGCTCGGCCTTCAGCGTCTCGTTCTTCTGCCCGAACCGCGCCTGCAGCTCGCGGTAGGACTTCGCCAGGGCGTCCACCCGGACGCCACCGCGTTCGCTGTCGTAGAACGTCTCGGGCAGCCATTCCGGGCGTTCGGGAACGGCATACAGCCAGTCCGGGGCTGCGGCCGGCTGCGTCTCCGCCTGCGGCTCGCCAGCGCGGCCGTCCGCCGCGTCATAGGCAATATTGGCATGAATTCGCATGCGTCACTCAGGCTCCTTTTCTTGCAGCCGCCGCCGATGCCGCTCGGCCCGCATCATGATGGCGAGATACCGCTCCCGGTCGCCTTGCAGCATCAGCAGGCGGTTGGGATCCACAGGCCCGGGCGGGAGCACCGAACGAAGAGCCTCACGCTCCCACCACAGTCGCAGGGGCTCGAAATCCACGGCCGTCATGAACTCGAAGCAAGCCCGATCAATGCGCTCCTCCGGCGTCATCACGGACGCGCCCCGAGCGCTGCGAGCAGCGGGGCCATGCTCGCCACCTGACCGGACGGCTGCCCGGCCCCTTGGGCCAGAATCTCACCCGTCACCTGCGCGTTGCGCGCGATCTCCTCGGACGAATACGGCAGGTCGCCCGGGACATCCAGCTGATCCGCCGACCACCGCATGAAGCGCTCGGCCGGCACCAGCGTCTGCACGGCCGCCGGCCCATACAGCGCCGCAAGGCTCTGCAGCCATTCGACAACCTTGGCCACCTGCTCGCTGCGCGCCGACCGCACCAGGTTGGACGCCGGCAGGATTCGAATACGCCGCCCGTCCACGTCGGGCATCACGACGCGCCCCAGCTCGGTGAGCACACGAACAATCCGCAGGATCAGAGGCACCATGATCTCGTGCCACACCCGGGCATAGGCGGGGCCGATCTGCCGCGCGAGCTCCTGCATGCGCTGGCGGATCTCGAGCGCCGTCGGGGGCGTGTCCGCCGTGCGCGGCGTGATCGTCTCGTTGAACAACGCCTTGCGAATGGCGTGCCGCTGCTCCTCGAGCACGATCTGCCCGATATCGAGCCTGGTGCTCGGCAGCTGCAGCGGCTGCAGCCCGCGGCTTCCGGGCGCGATCGGAATGATGGCCCCGGGCGCCAGCTGCACACTCCAGGGGTTGAGAACCCCGTCATCCTCGGCCTGCCACATGCCGGAGAGGGCCATCTCTCCGTGCGCGAGAATCAGCCGCACCGCCTCATTGACCACCTCGATGGCGGGCAGGGCAAGCATGCCCTGGCCCACACCGTAGAGCTCCCCTGCCGCCTTGCTCCAGCGGCCGAAGATGTAGGGGCAACTCCCGCGCCCGGACTCGATGCTGGAAAGCAGCAGATACCGGCCCTCGACATGCACCTGCCGCTGCCACCGCTCGGTCGGGCTGTTGAGATCGCGGATCCAGCTGTCGATCACCGCGACATTCTGCGCACCATCCTGGCCGCCCAGCGAGGCAGGCAGATCGGCATTGGGATACTGCGCGCGCACGACATAGCCCGGCACGCGATAACGGACATGAATGTCGGCAACCGTCCCGTCCGGCCCCGGCGTGACCCAAGTGTCAGCAAGCGGAATGGCCTGGAACCGCAGCGGCTGGACCCAGTCGCCGGCCACCACCTTCACGCAGCAATTGCCAAAGCCCGCGAGGTCTTTGAACGCGTCATACATCTCCGGGGCGAAATTGCTGGTCGCAATGAGCCGGAACATCTCGGCCTGGACGTCCGCAATCCCCGCCCGGAGCCGGTCGGACACCGTCTCGTCCGTCTCAAATCTGGCCCACTCGACCCCGTCCGGCACGATGCCGCTCAGCAGCCGGCCAGCGAACTCCTCGATCCCAACCATCCCGGTCTCGTCGTAGACCGAGGAGGTGTTCTGGCCATTGCCGGGAGCAAGGGTTGCCGAAAACGGCGTGCGGTAGGGCATGGCGACGTCGATCAGCCGCTGCCAACGCCCCTCCCACGGCTGCCGCAGCCGCTGGGCCAGGTCGAAGCTCGCTCGGACGTTGCGCGCCGGCTCCGCCATCACCGCGCTCCCAGATCACCCCCGCGCCGGAACCCCTGCCAGTCGCCCGAAAGCAGAGAACGAATGCCAACCCGGTTGGCCGCCCGCAACATCTCCGTCCGCTGCTTCTCCATGCGCAGCTGGGCGCTCTGCTCCTCCGCCATCTGCCGCTGACGTGCGAGTTCCTCCTTCTGGAGCCTCTGCGCCTCAAGCTCCTCCGGCGAAGGGCCAGGGAGGCGAGGCGCCTTCATCCCGAAAACGCGCGACATGCTCATGACCCATCTCCTACCCCAAAACGGAAAGCCGACGAAGCGAAAAAGCACCCCTGCGCCGCAGCACGCAAGCCAATCCCCAGGGGGTGCACCAGGGAGGCACGCGAATGCCGAGCGCATCGGCAACCAGGGTCACGCAATTCAGGAGATGCGGCGCAGGCAGGCCAAACCTCCGAGGCTCGCCGTGAAGATTCGCCTCGAAGACCAGCACCTCATGCGCCGAAAGACTCGCCCGCCGCACGAGATCCGGGCCACAGACGCCAAGCAGCAGACGCTCGGGAGTCCACTCGACCCACAACCACACCCCCCGCCACATCCGCCGCGCAGCCCAGACATGGGCATATCCATGCCGCAGCCACCGCTGCCACCAGCGCGTGGCAGGGGCGGCCGCAGCCTGAAAGCCCACTCGCCACCTCATGACACCAACCGCCGAAACCGCGCCACAACGCGCGCAGAAGCGAGCGGATCCACACGAACCCGCCCATTCGGCGTCACCCCGGGCCTCATCCGCGGAGACTCACCACGCCGATCCAAACCCAACACCAGATATTCGGCCGCTTCGCAGACATGTGAGTAGAGGTTCTTTTCGACCTCCTCGGCATATCGGTCGACGGTGCCCTCGACCTTGATCCGCCGGTAATGAAACCCTCCGGCAAGGCCGGAAATCAACGTCGGACAACCACGCGGACAGAAAACCACCGCCGGAGCCCCATTGACGAGACGCGTCAGCCGCCGCTCCAACGCCGCACGCCTCTCCTGCGGATCGTTCGTCCACGCCTTGACCAGCGGCAGCCCCTCCTTCCGCGCATGCGTGAAGGCCGTGCTGTCATCCCCACCCGTCCGATGCCCACCAGACGGATCACCCCAACCACGCAGATGCTCAGCCCAGCCGGGATACTCGGCATTCAACACCGGAACCACATGATTCCGCACGAACATCTCGACCGAAATGTTCTGCCCGATCCACTCCCGAATGAACCTCAGCTGACCATCCACCTCCTGCGCCAACACCGCCGCCGGATTGCGCGCAAAGTCCATGCCAATCAACGCCGACCTCACAGTCGGATCCCAAGACAACGGCCGCGGCGCAACGTGAACCTCACGACGAAATTGCGGATGCACCGGACGCGTGGAAGCACTCTTCCGAACCTCAACACAGATGAGATTCAACACCTCATCCACCGTCGAGCCACTCAATTGCGCCCGATAATACCCAGGCCGCAGATTCTGCAGATTCTCCGCCTCGGGATTGTCGTCAAACCTCACAACACGCCCACTCTCGTCCCGAACCGGAAACAACGCCGGCGGCTGCACAAATATCGTCACCCCCTCCGGACGCGTCATCAATTGCCGCGTCATCGGATCCATCCAGTCGGGAGGCTCACTCCACCCAGCCCAAAGCGCCAAATAGTGCAGCTCGTCTTCAGGCGCATTGCTATCAAAGATCACCCCAGCCCAGCCCGGCTTCGCCCCAGACCTCAACGACGGATACCGCCCACAACGCCGCCGAAGCCCCACCAGAATCTCACGCGGGACCTCACGGGCCTCATTCACCCACGCACCCGTGACCTCCATGGAAAGCAGATTCCGCACCTGCTCCGGCCGGTCGAGCGGAATGAACCAAAGCTCCAACTCAACCTTCGCATCCGGCAGCCGAAGCATGTAGCTGTAAGGCGGAGACCAATTGAACCGACCAAACACCGACTCCGGAAACCAATCCAACACACTCGGAATCGTAGTCGTCTCCAACATCGGGTTGGTGTTCCTCACCACCACCCAACGCGACCTCCGCCACCCATCACGCCCCTCCGGCTGCTCCAACGCATGCATGAAAATCCGCATGATGCACGCGCCAGTCTTGCCAGATCCAATGGGCCCAATCAGCCCATCAATCGGCAAATCCTCACCCAACGCCTTGGGACGATGCTTCAAAAACCGCCGCGCTACCGGACCAGGCGGCCTATAGGTGAGCTCAAAACCCACTCAAAACCCCAACGGAGACCTACCCTCCACCGCCCGCCGAATCAAATCCTCCCTCTTCGGAGGATCCAACGACGCAATGAAACGATCCATCGCCGCATCACTCTGCGTCGGATCCGCCAACAACCGCCACCTCACCCAATCCCGCGCCTTCTTCGCAGTCTCGAAGGAAACATCCTTCCACCAGTAGTCCGACGCCAACCCATCCTTTGCATATCTCGGCCCCGGAGCCCTCAACTCCTGCGCCAACTCAACCACTACATCCCGAATACGCTCAAAAGAACAGACACGACGCAACAACCGATCGCCATCACCCAAGGCCACTGCGTAAGCATCGAACGACCCAACCCTCCCTACACTCAGCGATACCTCCCGCCCAACAACACCAACAGCCTCACACCGAAGCGTCTCCAAATCCACCCTCCCCACCACCCGAACCCTCATCACCACCCTCACGCTCCAACAACAACCGAGCCCCTATCCCACGCAACCGCCGAACCCTCACCCCATGCTCAGGCCCAACACCACGCCGAGCCTCACCACCAACCTCCCCCTCCCCATCCCACACAACCTCACCACCACCCACCCGAACCACCTCCTCGAGCCGATCAACAACCCGCTCAAACTCACCCAAATCCGTCAACACCGCCAACGACGGATGACAAACCTCATCCACCAACCGACGAACCCGACCCCGCAAAAACTCATACCTCTCAACGACAGCCAAATCACCCATCACCACACCCCACAACCAACCACAACGGGAAGAAACATAGCCGAAAACCGGCTACCGGGAGAAACCTAGCGCAGGAAAACCACCCGCGGAAACCGGCTGTAGGCGAAAAACATAGCTGCGATGAACCGGCTGTATGCGAAAAACATAGCTGCGGGGGACGTCCCGGCCCTTGGCTCGCACCTTTTTCCCCCCGGGCTGGTGTTTCGTGCGGGGGAGGGGGCCCCAGACGACGCAACGAGGCCAAGCACGACAGAGAAGAATCCAATCGGGCCCTGAAGCGACGGTCACACCAACACGACCACCCGCTCACTCATCACCCAAGTCAATCCGAATCGATACAGACCCAGCAACCAAATGCTGATGCCTCTCCGGAGGCTTCAACCCAGCACGATCCAGCAAATCCGCAGCCGCCTGCTGCCTCACATATCCAGACGAATGCTCCAACAGCTTCACCATAGTCCTCAAAGCTAAAGGAGCAGTCGCACCAATCATCGAAAGTGTCAATTTGTGGATAGCATCTAATACCGCTGGATTCCTCAAAAGTCTGTAGCCAACCGCATGTGCTGAGCTACTTGCATATCCCGCTGCGAGAGCTGCGCGTTTTGCGTTTCCGTCTCCGTGCTCGACGTAGCATCTCACGAACCTGGACTGCATTTCTGTCAGGCCAGGTAGGGTCTCTGGTTCTTCGGTGGCTTCGGTTGTTTCTGTCGCTTCTGGTCGTGTTCTCCTCCGCCGCGCGCGCGAGGTGATCAGCGCCCAGGAATTTTCTCTTGTCAAGTCACCCGATGTGCGAACTCGGGTCCTCTGCGTCCTTTTCTTCGCGCGTGTGGCCTTCTCATCACGCTCCTGGTGGCCAGGCGCTTCGGTTTCGCTTTCTTTTGTGCGGGGCTGCGGTTCGTTCTGCCAGGCTTTGGCCTTCGCCTTACGGCGGTTCCTCATTTTTGTGCGGGGCGTTGGTTCGTTCTCCACAGCCTAGGCCATCGCCTTACGAAGGTTGCTGTTTTTTGTGCGGGGCGTTGGTTCGTTCTCCCTCGCCCAGGCCACCGCCTCACAACGGTCGCAAGAAGCAAAGTAGAGTGAAATTAGAGTCGAAAATGTTTTTCAGCCAATACAACGATTGGCGGCCCGCCCGGTATTTTACGCCCATTGTAGCCGGCCGCGGGGGCCGGTCAAGGGGTGGGTCCTCGCCGTGCTCGCCGGCTTCGCCGGCTCCGCGCGGCTCCGGTCCCGCCGGCTTCGCCGGCGCCCTTGACCGACCCCCTTATACGGCCGGCTTTATAATGCGGCGTCCGGGCAAAGCCCGGCCGCCAATCTGTATGTATTGGCTGAAAAACGGAGGGTTGAAGGATGAAGGTGAGCAACATCCAGGAACTAATGGCGAAGGCCCCGAATGTGGATGGCGCCCATGAGACGCGAGACGACGGCGCCAAGATCATCGAGATAATGATCAGCGCCGTCGGCACAAGCCGCGGCGGTGAGTATGCCGCCGAACAGCTTGTCCGCCACCTCATGGCCGGCGCCGGAACCGCCATCGACTACTTCGAGTCGCTCATAAGCGAACTCGAAGATTTAGCCGCCAAGGCGCGCCGCGAGCGCGATGACCGCGGCGGGGTCTGGGGCTTGAGCACCAGGGCCGAGCGCCTGGCCGAGAGGGCCGAAGTCGCCGCCGAGATCGCCGCCCGCAGGGCTTGGCTGGCCCTGGGCGCGCATGAGCGCTTCCAGCAGACCTTCGGGAAGGAAGTCACCATCACCCCGATGGCAGACCTGGGCGACAACGCCCGCAAGACTGCCGCCGAACACCTCAAGCGCCTCAAGGCGCTGCGCGGCAAATGAACCCCACACCCCAGGCCGGGGCACCCGCCCCGGCCTCTTTCATCACCGGCAGCCCGGAACAAGGAGGACGGCAATGCTGCTCTTGAATGCGTTTTCCCTGAACATGACCGAGCATCCCGCGATCATTCGGACGCGGCCGCTGATCGTCGAGGAAGCCCGCCGGCTCCTCGCGCCGGGATTCGCATCTGCGGTGGGGCACGCCGACACGGCGGCCCTGTTCAGCGCGATCCTTGGCCTGGAGGTGCCGGCCAATCGCATGACCATCCGGCTTCAACCGGGAGACAAAGCGATCGTGGGCCAATACATCGGCCCCCGACTGCCAGAAGGTGCCACGACGCTCCCGCCAGGAGCCGCGATCCTCTGGCTCTTGGTCGAAGTGGACGAGCCGTGACGGACTCGCGGCGCCGCCGCCCCCCCGCGCGGGGTGAGGGGGCGGCGTCGCCGCCGCAAGCCCGTCAGACCGGTTGACAAGCCGGTCAAGACCGCCTAAAACAAACCAAGGAGGCAAAGCATGAAAGATCCGCGTTATGAAGCCAAGGCCGACAAGGCTTGGGCATTCGTCAAGGGCGCCGCGCTGTATGCCGGCGCGATCGGGTATTGGGCCGCACGGCCCGAGCCGCAGCCCTACGGGCTCGTCGACTTCATCGACGAGCAGATCCATTTCTGCTGCGGCAAGGACGCCCGCGCCGGCCGAGCCGGCATGGCGTGGGCGTCTGACGCCGACGCCACAAGCGTCACACTCGCCCAGACCCTCGAGCGGGCCGCGGAATACGCCGGCCTGCGAACCCGTCGCCAGAAAATCGCCACCACCTGCGTGCAGCAGGGCATCGCTCCGGAAACGCCCCTTCACCAGGTGAGTGACGAGGCCGCAGCCATCGCGGCCAAAATCTGGGGCTGACACCACCAAAGGAGGCCAACATGCGACCCAACCTGCATCTGATCACGCTCAGCTTCAAGACCGACGCGGCGAAAGCCGCGATCGCGGAACGCGTGATGAACGTCCTTGGCCTAGCCAAGCCCGCCGCTTGGCGGGCAGTAATCGAGGGCATTATCACGCCCGAGCCGCAGCCCATTTTGGCCCGCCTCCGACAGCTGGGGCCGAACATCCACGTTCAGGCCCGCGCCATCCGGAAGGTGCCGGATGAATTCCCCTACTGACGCGGAATTGGACCGACTGGTCGAGGAGCTCATCCCGCTCCTCGATCAGCGCGACTCGCTGCCCTGGGGACACCCAGGGCGGCTCACGCTGCAAGACCAGATCGATGAAATCAGCCGGAAGATCGAATGGGTCCTCCGGCTGGCGGAAAACAAGGGCGGCGAAGCAGCCGAAGAAAGCTCTTGCCGCGCCGCGTCATGATGCGGCGCATCATCACGATCTTCAAGAACCCCTTTTGCTGTGTCGTCCACGACACAGCCAAAGGCGGGGCTTTCCACCCCGATTGGGGACACCCAATCGAGGGCCTCGCGGAATTTTTCCGCGAGCTTCATCACCAACGCGCGACACACCGCGAAACCGGTGTGCCGTATTCCATCTCCCAGAAAATCCTGCTCGACCCCCAAATTGAGCAGGGCAACCCCGACGAAAACCAAAGGAGGCAACCATGAGGACGAACGAAAAGCTTTGGGCGTTTGTGCGCGGAGCCGCTATCTACGCAGGGGCGCTCAAGCACTACAACGCGCAGAACCCGCCGCCTGTCAACATCGACGCGCGCATCGTCACGGAAATCTATCTGCTCACCGGCGATTACTTCATGCACGCCTTCGCTGGGCGTGATTGGGCCGAGCAGATGGGCGCATTCACGGTCCGCGTCGCTGACGCGCTGAAGGCCGGCGCGGAATACGCCGAAGCCTTCTGCTCTCAGCAGCGGATCGAAACCGCCTGCGAGCGCGCCGGAACGGAACCCGGCGCGTTCCTCTACGAAGCCGAAGGCCGCGCCGCCGATGCGGCCTACTACCTGGGCAAGTTCTGAAAACACAAAGGAGGCGAAAATGCACGACGACGCTCGCAAGACCTGGCCCTACCCCGAAAAGGAGGGCTATCCCGAATACTGGCTGCGCCATGGCTGGTATTGGCTGCAGTCCCCGCGCGGCGAATGGGTCGTCGCGTATTGGGACCCCTGCTGCCTCTGGCGCTGCCATCGCTTCCGCAGCGCCAAGCATCCGTCGCGCATCGTCTATGAGGGCTGGCGCTACGGCGGCCTTTGCCTGACACCCGAGCAGGTGCGGGACCGCGAGCGCGCAGCCTATCGGGCCGGCTGGGCCGACGGCGCATGGCGCCCGGAGCAGATCGAGCAGGCCTGACAACGCCCTTGAACAAAGCGCCCAGGTTCGCGCATCATGGTTCCATGGTGCGCGAACCGACCGGGCTTTCGCCCGAACTCGCCGACGTCATCACCACGCTGATGACACGGCGCCAGGAACTCGGGGTTTCGCAAGAAACCCTCGAGGCGCGCATGGGCATCGCCAAAGGCCTGCTGTCGAAATGGGAACGAGGCATTCGAAAGCCAAGCGCTTGGCTCCTGGCAGTTTGGGCGAAAGCCCTTGGCTATCGGCTCGCCGCCGTTCCAAATACCGAGCCAAGCCCGCCTGCTCGGCCGATGGACGACGCTTCGCGAGCCAAGCCGAGCGTGACCGATACGAAGAGCTCGCGACGCTTCTGAAGGCGGGCGAGATCAAGGATCTCGTCCTCCAGCCAAGCTGGCATTTTCCGATCAACGGCCGTTACTTGGAAATCAACGGCCGCAAGGTGCGTTACACTGCCGACTTCCAATACTACGACTGCCGCAAGCGGCAGATCGTAGTCGAGGACGTCAAGGGATACATGACCCGTGACGCCGCGCTGCGCATTGCATTGATGCGAGCGGTGCACGGGACTGAGGTTCAACTTCTACGGAGGAAGCGATGATGCCGCGATTGCCGGCGCGGCTGCCTTTGGCCGTGCCCGCCGAAATCCTGTCCCGGACCGACGTGAGTCCCGCTGCGAAGCTTGCGTGGATGGCCATGGCCTCGGCGATTGGTGCCGACGGCCTCTGCCAGGCGTCCCTGAAGGCGCTGCGGTCCGTCGTCGGCCTTCCCGACCGGACGATGCGGAGGGCGCTCGGCGAGCTGGTGAGAGCGCAGCTGGCGACGCCCGTGAAGCTGCCGGGGCAGCCGACGGCTTGGGCAGTGCATATTGGCGAAGCCGAGAAATTGGCAAGCGCGGCGGCGGCCAAGGGCGGCCAGAATGGCCGTCGGCCAGAATGGCCGTCGGCCAGAATGGCCGTCGGCCAAAATGGCCGACCCGCCCTCAATGAAATCAATGGGTTAGCGAAAGACCCCCGGCCAGAACGGCCGTCGGCCAAAATGACCGTCGGCCAAAATGGCCGACCCGGGCCCAATGAAATCAAGGACTTACGAGACGCGCGGGGAGACAATCCTCCCCCACTCCCCCACACCCCCTCTCCCCCTATAGATATAAACCAAACACTACCACTCCTCGATGTTCTACAAGGCGAAGCGCCGAACGGCGCGAAGCGGCGCAACCTCCCTTGCACCCTCCCGCCGGACTTCGCGCCCAGCGAGCGCTTGGTCGCCCACATCGAGACGCACTACCCGTTCGTCGACATCCATCGCGAGCTCTCGGCCTTCCGCCTCTACTGGCTGGAAGGCAAAGGCCGTGGAAAGCGAAAATCAGATTGGCAAGGCGCCTTCCGCGTCTGGTGCGAAAAGGCCAACGACTGGGCCATGGAGAGGCGCCTTGGCGCCGTCGGCGTCGCCGCCCCCGGCCAGGTGAGGGCGGCGCCGCCGCCGCCGCCGCAAGCCACAGAAAGCGAAGGCATACAGCGCCTTCGTGAGATCATCGCCAACGCAAGAAAGGAGGCATGATGAACATCATCAAGACCGACCACAGCCATCGCACGGTGACGCCTGTCACCTTCGCCAACGCCCACCGCGTCCAAGACATGAACCCCTGCTGGGGCCTGATGGCCCACGCGGTCGATCCGGACCCTGGCGAGGTCCCGGACAACCTGCCGCCCGACGACGTCCTCGCCACCATGGAGCGCGAGCTGCTGGCGGCGCTCCGCCCCTGCGCCGATCCCAGGACCGGCGAGGGCATGGAGAAAGCCGCCGCTGCGGCCGGAGTCCTGATTGCCAGCTATCCCCAGCAGGACCGCACCAGCGCGACCTATGCCGAGCTGGTGGCCAGCCGCCTCGCCCGCTGCCCGGAGGACCTGCTGCCCAAGGTCATCCACCGCCTGGTCGACGAAGAAGAGTTCCGGCCGCCGGTGGCCAAGGTCCATCAGGCCGTCCAGCGCGAGGTGGCCAAACGCCAGCTGCTGCTCGCGCGCGTCCAGGCCGCGCGGCGGTATTGGGCCTGGCTTGCCAAGGAGGAGAAGCGCTTGGCGCAGATCGCGGCCGATCGAAAGGCAGCGGCCGAGCGGCGCGCTGCTCGACCGCCGGAGCCCCCTGCACCGCGCGAGGAGAAGGCCCGGACCATCCGGCCCGCCTATCTGTCGCCCGGCGAGCTCGCCGCGCTGCGAACCGCCAAGCCGAAGGGCGACTGATTTTTTCGCTTGCATTCCTGCCCAAGGGCAGGTAGAAAAGCGCTCAAAGGAGGCAACATGACAGCCTGCGAAGCGGCCCAGCCGCGGCCCAAGTCCTGGACGATCGGGGCGTCCGACGCCCGCGCCCTGATCGACGGCCACCTGCCAAAGCTGGCGGCGATCATCCGCGGCTTCGAGCCGCGGCCGACCGCCGCCGAGACGGCCGCCGCTCACGCGGCGGCGCTCAAGGCCAAGGGCGTTCCTCGTGTCAACGAGGACAACCTTGAGCTCGCCATCCTCATTGGAAACGCGCTCGAGCCGCTGAACCAAGTCTGGTTCGAGCGCAAAACCGGCCTGAAGGTCACCGACCCTCAGTGCCGGGTCGTCCATGCAACCTACCCCTTGCACGCCACGCTCGACGGCATCGTCGAGTGGCAGGGCACGCGCTTCCCATGGGAGGCCAAAACCACCGGCCCCCACACAAAGCTCCAAGAGATCATCGACCGCGCCGCCCCGCAACTCCAGGCGCAGATGATCTGCTTTGGGGCACACGCAGCCATCGTCTCGGTCCTGTGGCGGACTCCGAAATGGGAGGCCGTCATCGTCGAGACCAACGACGTGCTCGGCGAAGAGATCCTCGACCGCCTGGATCTCCTTGCCGTGCACATTGACCAAGGAACGGACCCGCCCCAGCTGCCGCCGTTCCCGCTGCCCCGTTTGGCGTGGAGGCCACTGGCCGTCACCTCCGCGCCGACCACCGAGACGGCCAAAGAAGGAGGTCACACCGAATGAGGAATGTTCCTGTTTTCGTCTCCACCTTCCGCTACGCGAACCGCACGGCCGTCTCGCCGTCCGAGGCGATGACGGATCTGATCCGGCTCGCCAAGCAGACCACCGGCTGCGACCATCCCGCAGCCGACAACCTGGCCCTGACTGCCATCGAGCTCTTCGTCTGCCAGCTCGATGCATACATCCACAGCTTCTACCCGCCAATGCACGGCATCAGCGAGGAGGAGCGCAACGAACGCACGCGCAAGGCGCTCCAGCACGTGCCCTGGACCATCCAGGAGACGCTCCAGCGCATCGAGAAGCTCCGCGAGACGCCGGAGCAGCGAGCCGCACGCGAGGCGCGCGAGCGCGCGGAATACGCGCGCGACCGCGCGATTCTCGACAAGCTCAGCTCGCCGCGCGACGACGACTGAGCAAACCACCTGCCCGCCGTTCGCGCGGCGGGCAGGCCCCCACCAACCGCATAGGAGGCCAACATGCCATTCGACCGCACCAACCCGAACCTCACCATCTGGCTCCGCGAGATGGCCACCGACCCGGCCTTCGAAGGCCGCCCGGTCGTCAAGCCCTTCACCCGCGGCGGCGGGTTCAAAGGCAGCGCGATCAACGCGACATACATCGTCATGAGGCTCACCCAAGCCTTCGGGCCGGTGGGCTTCGGCTGGGGATACGAGGTCCTTGCCGACGACGTCATCCCCGGCGCGCCGGTGCTGAACAAGTCCGGCGTGCTCCTGGGCCATGAGCAGGTGCAGCGCACGCGCATCCGCTTCTGGTATTACCCGCACGGCCGCAACGGCGAACGCGCCGAATTCCAGCAGGTCGGGCAGACCACCTACGTGAGCTGGTCCGAGAAATTCGGCCGGTTCACGACCGACGAAGAGGCCTGGAAGAAAAGCCTCACCGACGCGATCACCAAGGCCGCAAGCCATATCGGCTTCGGGGCCGATGTTCATATCGGCCTCTGGGACGACAACAAATACGTCAACGACCGCACCGCAGATAGCGAAGCCCAGCAGCGCGCGCTCGACCAGGCAGCAGCGGCCGAGGAAATCGCCGCGACCAAACAGAAAGCCCAGGAAATCATCGAAAACCTGGCGCAAGCCATGGATCCTTCAGCGATCACGCGCCTGCGCGGCGACGCGATCGCGCTCCGCCCCAACCTCAAGAAACACGGCCTGACGCACATCGAGATGGCAATCGCCAACGCCATCCGTGAAGCGCAGAGCCGCATCAACCCCGCAGCCGAATGAAAACCGACATGACGGAAACCGACCGCAACCTGCTCGCCGCTCGCTACGTCGAGCGACTCGTCGAGATCATGCAGAAGAAGCAGGAGCTCACCGAAGCCCTGGCGCAGTGCAAGGAAGAGGCCAAGAACGACGGCCTCAACGCCCGCGCCCTCACCCTGGTCGCCCAGCGCTGCGTCGAAGACGAAACAGCGCGCAAGCGACGCATCGCCGCCGAGAACGAAGCTGAGCGCCTGATGCAGGCGCTCGGCTTGCCCAAGCACAACCCGTAGGAGGACAACATGAACACACTGAACGCCGTCCAGCTGATCGGATACGTGGGTAAGGATCCGGTCGTCCGCCAGACACAGACCGGCCTGAAGGTCGCCTCCCTGCGCATGGCCACAAACGAAACCTGGATCAACAAGGAAGGCGAACACCACCAGCGCACCGAGTGGCACAGCGTCGTTTTCTGGGGCGGCGCTGCCGACATCGTCGAGAAATACGTTCGCAAGGGCTCGCGGCTCTACGTCCGCGGTAGCCTGCGCACGCGGTATTACGAGGCCGACGGAACGACGAAGTCGATCACCGAAGTCGTCGTCCAGGGCCTGAGCAGCGAAATCATGCTGCTCGATCCGAAGCCGAGCGAAAACGCCAAGAACACCAAGGCAGCCAGCCGCCCGGCCAGCCGCGAAACCAAGCCGATCGAGGAGATTGACGATGACATTCCCTTCTGATCTGCCCGTCGACACTCACCACCCGCTGCCAAAGCGAGCGCTGGTGCGCGAGGAAAACGACCGCATCCGCGCCCGGATCAAGGCGCTCAAGCCAGGCGAGTCGTTCTTCCTCCCCTGCCCGCCGGACTACACGAACCAGCTTTGGCAGGCACGCATCGCAGGCGTCGCGAACCGCCTGCTGGGCAAGAAGCAGATCACGACACAACAGACCACCGAAAACGGGGTCGTCGGCTTGCGAGTGTGGAAGCGATGAACCCGCTGCGCGTCCTCGACCTCTTCGGCAACCTGGGCAATTTCACGCTCGGGCTGGAACGAACCGGCGCATTCAAGACCGTCGCGTTCTGCGAGCCCAACCGCTCGCTGCGCGAGGCGCTCGCACGGCGATGGCCGGGAGTGCCGGTCTTCGAAAGCCTCGAAGCGATCACGCGCGAACGGCTTGCCGCAGACGAACTCAAAGTCGACGTCGTCTGCGGCGGCTTCCCGCCCCATGACTTCATTGGCAAAACCGTGAGAAAGAAACGGGGCGAGGAGGCTTGGCGCGAGCAGGTCCGCATCCTTCTGCAGGCGCGGCCGCGCTGGGTCATCCTCGAAATAAGCCCAGCCTTTTCGGGCCTAAACCTCAAGCGGATCATGGGGCTGTTCCGCACCATCGGCTTCGTAAGCTGGTGGGGCCAACTCCCACCGGACGAAGACGACGTGAACGGACGCCTATGGATCGTCTCCGGCAATCTCAGGCGAGGGGCGCCGCCGTCTTTCGGGCGAGAAACCTGCGACTGGGAGATCCGTTCGGCAATCGCCGAACGGCACGACTGGGGTCTCGACCCAAAGGCGCTCGAAGCCGCACGCGAGATCTCCGGCCCGGTCAGCCGAGTCCAGATGTTTTCGTCGTCCTTCCACGTCACGATTGCACAGGCCATCGGCGAAACCATCCGGAAGTTCGAGACGGCCGCCGCCCAGCCCACAACCTGAACGAAGGAGACACACACCGATGACGTCGAAGCGAACCCGCACCACATCCACCCGAAACATCGCGCCCACGCTGCCGCCTGAACTCGAAGGTGCGGTCAAGGTCGCACGCCTGATGCTGACCAGCGCCAATCAGGACCAGGCCGTGCAGATCATGGAGAAAATTTACGCCCTCGTCTGCGGCTTCGATGCACCCACCATCCTGGTCGCGCTCACCAGCTACATCGCGGACTCGACCATCAAAGCCGCGCTGGAGGCGAAAAAACGCGGGCAGGAAGATCACTGCGCGATGATCATCCACCTGCCCTGCGTGATGCTGACCATGCTCCTCCAGACAGGTTGGGAAGCGGAATTGCAGTCCGCGGAAAACGCGAGCGTCGAAACGCCCGAAAGTTCCTGACGTGCCCTCTTCCCAAACGGGCAACCAAGCCCTATACGACTGGACGGGACGGGTCGCCTCCTCCCGTCCAAGCGCCCATGCAAGGGACTCGCATCGCCGATTCAGCAGGCGGCGGAGATGCGAGCCTAAGGCGGAAGTCGGCCAGGGCTTTTCGGTGTGGGCCCCGGTCGGCTTCCGCCGATTTTTTGGAGAACAAGCCATCGCGCCACCCCGCCGCGCCGCCCCGCTCGGGGTGAGGGCGGCGCGCCGGGACGGCGCGTCAACGAACGAACAACGAATTCGTTCCAGCCCGTCCTCGACCCACCACAAACCAGGAGGCACACCGATGCGAAAAGAAACACTCGAACGCCTGACCGCCCACGTCTGCCACCTGCTGGCCAACGAGGGCATGATCACCTTCGACCGCTTCGCCAGAATGGGAAGCCGGCCCATCCGCTTCTCAACCGGCGCCCCATACCGCGGCGGCAACGCCGTCGTCCTCTGGGCCACCGCCGAGATCAAGGGCTACAACTCGCCATTCTGGCTGACATTCAAGCAAGCCAAGGAAGCCGGGGCACACGTCCGCAAGGGCGAAACCGGAACCCTCATCCTCTACGCCGACCGCTGGAAGCCGGCCGACGCCGACGAGGACACGCCCGAGCGCGTCTTCATGCGCGCATACACCGTCTTCAACGCCGAGCAGGTCGAGGGGCTGCCCGAGACCTACTACGTCCGCATGCGGCGCCCCGAAGGCTTCGACCCCATCCCGAGGGCCGAGGAGTTCGTGAAGAACACCGGCGCCGTCGTGCAGGAGGGAAAGAGCGGCGCCTTCTACTGCGCGAGCGATGACACCATCCGCATGCCGGACCGGCGCGCCTTCAGCGACGCCGAAGGCTTCTATGCCACCTTGCTGCATGAGCTGGTCCATTGGACCGGGGCCGAGCAGCGGCTGAACCGCCTGCCGAACGCGAAGTTCGGGGATCCGAGCTATGCCCGAGAGGAGCTGGTGGCCGAGCTCGGAGCGGCCTTCCTCTGCGCCGATCTGCAGCTCAGCAAGGCACCGCGCGAGGACCATGCCCACTACCTCGCTGGCTGGCTCCGGGCCCTTGAGAAGAACCCCATGGAACTCTGGTCGGCCGCCAGGGCAGCCGAAACCGCAGCAGACTACCTCTGGCAGAAGCAACCCTCGCGCGAGCAGCAGGCGGCCTGATCCCAGCGAGGGGGCGTCTCCGCAACAGACGCCCCCTCGAACTTCAGGATGGCGCTTCCGATCGCCTCGACAACCGCCGGGTAGACGGCGTTGCCGAGGGCTCGAATTCGGTCCACCCGACGGGGAACCCCATGAACCACTCGCACCATTCCGGGTTCAGCGGCCCGCCCAGCACGTTCGGCAATTGCTGCCCGGATTTCCGCATCGAACGCCTCAGGCGTGAAGGGCCGTCCGGCCTGTTGGGATGCCGAAAATCCCTCGCGCATAGCGTGGGCAACAATCCAGAGGCGGTTTCGCACGTGGTGCGCGCCAACGGCGGAAGCGGGAATGCAACCCCACCAGCCCACCAACCCCAACGCATCGAGCGCAACAAGGAGGCGTTCAAGTCCGCGAGTGAGCAAGGCGGCCACGTTCTCCATGACAACCCAGCGCGGACGGACTTCCTGGACGATCCGGATTTGCTCACGCCAAAGCCCGGATCGCGGTCCATCGATCCCGCCGCCGCGTCCGGCGACAGAAATGTCTTGGCAGGGAAAGCCGCCACAGACCAGGTCAACGGCAATTCCATCTGCCGCGAGTCGCGCACCCGTGAGCGTCCTGACGTCATCGTAGATCGGCACCCCCGGCCAGTGCCGCGCAAGGACTTGGCGCGGGAAGGGTTCGCATTCGCAGAACGCAACAACGCGAAAGCCCCCGGTCCGTTCCAGGCCCAGCGAAAACCCGCCAATGCCGGAAAACAGATCGAGGACCCGGAGCTTCATGCAGGCTCTTCATCGGAAGCACTCGGCTTGAACCAGGCAGCCCTCTCAAGCCGGACCTTCATCACCTCCACAAGGTGGGCCTGGGCGCGCTCGACCGTGGTCCCCAGCACGACGACATCCGGCCAGTCCTCCGGCCGCAGCGCCCAGTGCCGGCCGGCCCGCGTCAGGAAAGCGCGAATCCGCCGGTCTCCAACCATAACGTAGACGGGAGCCTGAAGCATCGCGAATCTCCTGCCACGACCGTGCCCATCCCTGGCTTACCAGCCGCAGAGGCGACGGCCCGTAAGGTTGTGCGCCAGAATCGCCCGCGCCGTCTCGGGCGTGAGGACGTCAGCGTCCGAAACCAGGATCGGACGCCAAGGGACGCAGCCCTCAGGGCCGGCGCCAGTCCCGGCGCAACTCGGCAACAGGATCAGGGCTGCGAGCAGCAGCGTCTTCCGCATGGGCTCTCTCCCGGGCCGCCGCCACGGCCGCCTCCGCCTGCCGCCGTCGGAGCCGCTCCGTAGCGCTCTGGCGCCCCCGGAAGTAGGCCGCACCGAGCAGGGCGAGAAGCGCCCCCAAGGCGGCCGCAAATTGGCCTACGCGCGTCCGCAGGGCCCCGAACAGGGCGGCCAGCCATGTCATACCGTGTAGGCCGCAACCAGGCCCCAGAGGGCACCACAGGCCAGCGTAGGCCACGCCAGGTCCCGGAAGGCGCGAGGGCGCCACTCCCAGGGGAACAGGCGGTTGGTGCCATACCACTCCTCGCTCTGGCGGCGCTCCCGGCCGACGTAAAAGCCAGAGGCGAACGCCCAGCCGACGCCAAAAGCGGTGGACGCATCGCGCAGGAGGAACATGAGCGGCACGGCCAGCATGACCTGCAGGGCCAGGGCAATGAGGACGTGCGAGGTGCCAGGGTTCATCACGCCACCCTCCGCATTCGCTGCCAGACGAACCAGGCTGCCACGGCGATGATGAGCGCCGCCGACACCCACGGGCCGAGAGCCCGGGCGAGGTCGGCAAACCCACCAAGCCAAGGCCCGACCTGGCCGACCATCTCGGTCAAGGCCACACCGCTGAGGCCAGCCGCGGCCGTCCCGGCCGCCGCCTTCGCCGTGCCGGTGCGCAGGACGGCCGCAGGCTCAGTTGGCACGACTCCAGCCAGCCGGAGGCCGGCATCAATCGTCGCCGCATTGTAGGGGTTGCCACCGCATTCGTGCGTGATGATGGCCTCCACCAAAGGCCGGAGGTCTTCATACCGGTGCAGGTCCAGGGTCTCGCCAGGATCGCGGCCGGTCAGCCGGGCCACATGGGCGATATATGCCAGGGTATCGTTCTCGTGCCCCGGCGCCCAGCGATGAATGATGCCGCGAATGGTTCTGAGGTCGTGGCGGTCCTGATAGGTGATGAGGAGCACCGCCAGGGCGCGGATGCCGTATTCGTGCGTCTCGAACTTGGCGAAGCGGCGCTTCTCGGGCGGCAGCCAGTCATCGCCCAAGCCCACCTGCCCCTGCCACTTGTTGCGCGGATTGTATTCGATGTTGCCGGGGTTGCGGTTGCGATATCCCCGGCTCTGCTCCGGCCCGACCGCACGCACGTCAATCGGCATCATGTCACGACACTACCGCCCCATCCGGCCAACGCCACGAACTGCCATCACTCACCGCAAGGCGCCTGTCGCCAGATCCGTCCGAGACATAGATCAGGCAGCGCACATAGGTCGAAGCCGAAGGCAGCGTCGAAACCGTGTAGCTCGGCAGCTGGAAGGGCATGGCCGAAGACACCGGCGCCGCGCCCTTCGCGCTGAGCGACAGCGCGACGTTCGTGTCCGTGCCCTGAGCCGACAGGCTCGGAGCCGATCCAGTTGCGGTTCCCGTAGCGCGGACGTAATTCGCCGGCGTCGCGCTGGCAGAGACCTCAAAGCCCGTCCCGCCTCGGGTGCGCAGGCGCACCGCACCCGTGCCCTTCGCTTCAACATGCAACGAGATGTTGGCCTCGCCTCCGGCTGCGATAATCGTCGGCGTTGTGCTCGAAGTCCCCCCTGTCACCTGAACATACCGCACAGTATTGGCCGGAGTGACCACCTGGAAACCATGCGCGCCCGGCGCGGCCCCCACGGTCACGCCCACCGACGGGCCCGCACGAAGCATTTCCACCCCACCAGCCGTCAGGCCGACGGTGCCGGCGGCAGGCTGGAACACGCCCGCATTCACCTCGCCCACCCGCACCGCCGGAGACGCAGCAGTCCCTGCCGAAAGCGGTGCCAGCGGAGCCATGGGAGCGAAAACCGCCATGGCAAGAATTCCCTCAGCCAATTGCCCGAAACACCAGCACAATCTCCCGGTCCGCCGCCTGCGCCACAGGCAAGGCAGAGCTCCCGGAGCGAACCCTGAGCCACTCCACCATCAACGCAGCCCGCGGATCGAACGGCACGAACCTGTTTGCATCCACGACCAGCACGAACTCGTTCCCGGCCCAGTCCCAAAGATCACGCCACGGCCCCGACTCGGTCGGCGCAAGCTGGAAGGACAACGGCGCCGCCGTCCATTCACTGGGCATCTCGACCCCGATCAGCGCCAAGCGATGGCCGAAAACCGTGCCCGAAAGCGACTGGCCCTCCGCAATCTGGGCCGCAACCCGCCGCACCATCGGGCGCTGCATGCCAATCATAGGCTCACCCTCCACGAGGCGGTGCCCGCAGTGATCGCGGTGCACCTCAGCCGAAACAAAACCCCGGGCTCCGGCTGCTTCAAAAGCCACGCGCCCGGCGAGGTCAGGACAAACTCGCTGCCATCCGCCCCGATCACCGGCATCGCCACAGTGCCACCGTCAAAGCTGTATTCGCCACTCAGCGAGCCGACAAAGCTCCCCCACACCACCACGTTGAACTCGGCCCCGCCGATGTTCAGCCACGGGCCGCTACCAACCGAAGAAAAAGCCCCCTCCGCCGCGAATTGCGCAAGGTCCGCATGCACACTCGAGAGCTTGCCCATACCTCACTCCTTCCTCTGCGCACCCTGCTGCATCAACAGCACCTGCAACCGCTCCGCCAGCCTCTCGAACAATACCCGCATCTCAGCCATGCGCGCATCCAAACGCCAGACCAAAAAAATCAGAACGGCAAGATTGCCGCCCGCCTCCAGCAACTTCACCAAAAGCCGCTCGTCCATGCGCGCCACCCGACATCGCCAGACCCCCGAGCCTCATAACCAATTCGGAAAGCTACGACCACGCACAACTAAACCCTCGGTTTCACGGCCCTGACAAACAACGTTCCCGCCCCAACCGTGATCGACCCGGACGACACATTCTGCGCCGTCACACGCACCTGGTTCGTCCCCGCCGTGCCACCCACCACGGCATGAAACACCACCCCACCATTCTGGAAACCACTGTCCTTCGCGTGCGACGCCTGCACGAAATCCCCCTGCCGAACACCCGTAAGCGTCACATCCAACGTCGTCGTCGCACCCGCCGACAAAGCCGGCACGTCCCACGTCACCGACGTCCGGAGCTCACGACGCCCCCAATTCCTCGAACCACCATAGATCAGCCGCGGCGCATGCTCGGCAGGCGCAAACAGCCGCAGCGCCGAAACCCGCGCCGAAGACGACCCACCACGCACCCCAATCACCGCAAACCTCGCATCCGCATGCAACGTCACCCGCTGCAACCTGAACAACTCGAACCCGCCCGACTGCGCATCCAGATTGGCATTCGCCTCCCACCAGAACGAAGGCGAACCCAAGAACGCAATGTCCATCCCGGACAAACGCACACGCTTCGTGCCGTCCAGCACATTCTCGGACGCATCGAATTGCATCACAATGAGCCGAAGCTCACTGCCCTCCGCAGCCAGGAAAAACTCCTTGCAGCGCGAGCAATCCACCACGAACCCGAGCGCACGACTCGTCGGAAGCGTCACATCCTCGGCATTCGCCGTCAGACTGCTGAGCCCAGGAAAGCAGAAGCCGTTCAGCGTCGACGGCGGCCCCGCAGGATTACCGGAAAGCACCGCAAGCTTGTCGCAGCCAAGCTCCGTCGCAGACCACCGGAACAGCGCCGCGCGGACATTGTCGACCTCCCCAACCAGCCGCGGCGTCGCCACCGCCCCAATCGCCTGGTGCAACGGCACCACCGCACCACCAGCCCGGGCCGCCGAGCTCCCGTAGTCCACCGCGCAGCCCGTGAACCCATAGGTGCCGACATACGACACTTCATACAGCGCATCGCTGAAGGTGCCCGTATGCCGCGCCACGAACGGACTGCACTGCTCCATCCGCACGCCAACGGCCCTAAGGCCACGCCCGTCCACCTCGACGAGGAACGGAATGGCATCCACCGTCCCCACCGGAGTGCCCTGACGCTGCAACTCAAAGGCCGGCCCGAAGAAGCTATGGGCGTTGTGCAGCACGTAGGCCCCCGACGCTGCCGATAGCCGCACCCCGAACCGGCTCAGCGTCGGATGCGTCGTGCTCTGATTGGCGAAATGCCCGCCAATATACCGGTTGGCATTGTTCCAACTCGTCGCGGAAAGCGTTCGAATGTCGAGGCCGTAGCGGCAATCAATCAGGCGGCCCAGCGTGAACGTGCTGTCCTCGACGCCATAGCTGCCGGCCCCGAGCGTCTGCACCCCGATGGTAAAGCCGGACACCTCCACAATCTCGACATGACCCGCATCGAGATTGATGATCTGAATCCCGACCTCCGCCTCATTGGTCCAGCTGCTCAGAGTGTCCCGCACAACCCGCAGGCCACGCGCAACGAAGGCCTGGTTGCGCGCCGACGTCGAACCGATCACCAGCGCAGGCGCGCCGACCACCGTCGAGATGATCTGCCCCTGCATCACCACCTGCGGCACGCCTACCGGGATGGTCACGGTGTTGGCACAACGAAACCGGCCAACCAGATGCAGCGGACGACCGACCGACGCGGCATATGCCGCAGCGGCATTCAAAGCCACCGTGTCATCCCCCGTCCCGTTCCCGAGCGCCCCAAAGAACAGGGGATTGACGGCATCGGAAACCACCGACGCCAGCGTCCTCGCCGTCGTCGCCCCGATCGCCGTCACCGTGTCGGCCGACTTGTCCAGCTGCGACAACGCAATCGGCTCGCCCGCCTCGCTGAAACCGAGCACCTTGCCCGCCCGGTTGGTCAGGCTCGGCAGCCTCGCACTGGCCGGATCGCCATCCGGCAGCCGCAGCGTCTGCTCCAACCGCCGCACATGATCCTGCAGCGCCATCCAGAACCGGCTGATCTCGCGGTTCAGCGGACGAACCGGAAACGACCCGGAGGTCGGAAACAGAACGTCCTGCTCGAGCACCGTATCGCGCTGAATGGTCACCACCGAATTCGTGACCGGATTCAGAAGCTCGGCCGCTGCGCCCTGGTAGAACCCGTCCTGCTCCAGCCCGCCAACCACCGTGAAGTCCACGGGGGAGCCGTTGACGAACACCCGGAGATCGGTGGCGTCGTCAAACGGAAAAGGCACCGGAAAGACCTGCTGCGACACACTGCCGACCGAATACTGCACCACACTGGCCGTCGAGGTGACGCGAAAAGAGCTCATTGCCTACCCCCCATGAACCCAGGCAGTCGCGGCTCCGGCAGCCGCGGCGGCGGCGACTGACGAAACGCCGTGGCCGCCTCCTGCGTGACGGCGCGGAAAAGCCAGTCAATATACAGCAGATTCTGGAACCAGATCGTCCTCCGAATCGCCCCTGCCACCTGGTCAGCCTTTGCATCGGGATCGGTCAGCGCCCATACAACCGTCAGCCATGGTGCAAGCGCAGGACCGCCAATCGCCGTAGCCTGCTGCGCCCAATTGACCTCCCGCGCATAGGCCGGGGGATCCATACCCAGCAAAGGACGAAGCCCAATGCTGTTCCGGCTGACCAACTCGACCGCAGTATTGATGTCGAACAGCAGGCCCAACGCACCCGAACGCTCGACCGCAGTAAACAACCTCTCGGAGGAGAAAATCGGGTGGCGCGCGAACGGCCCGCCGGGCGCATCCCCCAGCAGCCACGCCAACGCAATGGACGAGAGAATGCCCGAAAGCACCAGCGCATCGCGCTGCTGGAGCCCTGCCATCAGGATCCGCTGCGTGGCCGCGATCGAGAAACCCTTATACATGAAGATCATCTGGCCAAGCGGCGCACTCATGAAATTCGGCCGGTCTGCCGCGCCAGGCCGCACCACCGCCGCATCCACCGCCGTGCGCAACGCCGCCCGAAAGACCTCCCGCAGGTCGCCATCCACCCACGCATCGGTGTTGGCCAGATAGAGCTCCCCGTGCTTTTGCGCCCCCGCCGCTCGCCATTCAGCTGCAACCCGACGCGCCGTCTCGGCATCGAAGCCGAAAGC